TGTAATTGGCTATATCTACGGGATTGGCTGCTGTTTTTAGTTTTGCTTCTAATCCGTTTCGTTGTACTTTCAAACGCTCGATATAGCCTTTGTCCATTTGGAGGTCTTTGTTTTTCTGTGCGTTATTGACCTCTTTAAGCGCATTAGCAATATTGCGAATGAGTTCCTCTTCGGTTTTGTACTTACTGAAAATATCAGGATATATTTCTTTTAGCCTATTAAAGGCATTTATTCTCTGTCCTTTGGCTGCATTCTCGTCTTTTACTACCTCGATGAGTTTGTCGATTTCGTTGCGTTCCTCTTGTAGTAGGTTCTTTTGGCGTTCTTGTTCTTCGTTAAACGATTTTTGTGCTTGCTCTGCTGCGGCAGCCTCTTTTTTAAACATTACCATATAGGATACTAACCCCACCAATGCACCAGCAACAAGGGCATAAGGATTAGCAAGCATTGTAAGATTGAGAAGTTTTTGTGCCTTTTCAACAAGCACCAGCCACGTATAATGAGCCATTTCAGCAACAGTCATTCCTGCTGTACGCGCTGCCACTACTTGCTGTACAGCGGCTGTGGCAATGAGTGCGGCTCGATATGTTCCGTAAGAAACGATAAGACCCGCAATGATTTTGCCGAGTGTTTGGTAGTTTTCTACTAAGTAAGATACTCCACTAATAGCTCCTGATATGACCCCTTCGCTGGCTTTGCCTATTTCGTTGAGCATTTGGTCAAAGTTGTCTTGCAGGTTGGATATTTGTCCGCCTAACGACTTGCTTTGCTCTGCCATTAGGTTGAAGAACAAGCCGCCTTCGTTGGTCATATTCTTGATAACGGCTTGTACTTCGGGGAAGCCTATTTTGCCTGCGCTAACCATATCTTTGATTTCGGTTTCGCTCTTGCCTACGACTTTACTTAGTTCGGCTATAATAGGAATACCGGCATTCATAAACTGGTATAGGTCGTTGGTCATTAGCTTTCCTTGTGCTTTGACTTGCCCATATACGTGAATGAGTTGTCCCATAGGTACGCCTAATCCAGCAGCTACATCGCCCATACGCCTAAGCGTTTCGGTTACCTCCTGAGCAGGGACTTGAAAAGCAAGCAAACGCTTAGCGCCTTCTGATACTTCTTGTAATCCGAAAGGAGTTTTTGCAGCAAGGTCGATAAGTTCTGCCATTAGGGCGTTAGCTTTCTCCTTGCTTTTGAGCATAGTGCCAAAAGATATTTCGAGCTGCTGAAATTCGGAGCGTACGGCTACCATTTGGCTAATGAACGATTGCGCGCCTTGTAGTGTAAAGTAAGCGGTTGCACCCTTGAGGAGGGTTTGCCATACATCGGCTTGCTTTTTGCCCTCTTCAACGGCTTTGCGTGTCATTTGCTCGAATTGCTTTTTGATAGCCTCGACATCTTTTTGTATCTGTGATTGGTCGGCTCTTACTTGGAATAATAGAGCTCCGTCTTGTGGTTGCATAAGATTTAGTTTTTAAAGTAATAATGCGAGATTGTGGGTAAATCTCGCATTATTGGGTGAATTGTTTTATTCCTTTGAGAAAATCCCCATAATTAGTACGTTTTTCTGACTCTTGAGATTTCTTTTTAGTATCTTTATCCTTATCATAATCATAAGAAGGAATGACAGCACTATAAAGCATTACATTGGCATAGCTTATCTCTTTTAGTACGTAATCGAAGGTGAGCCCGTACTGCTTAGCGAATGAGCCTACAAGTCCCCAGACGCTGTCGTTTCGTTCTCCACTTCCTTCGTCGGCTTGGTTATCATCATTCCTCTGAGGGAAGTGGAAATAACGAAAAAAGGGCGTATATCCATTTGTGCTAACACTTTAAAAAAAGCGTCTGATACTTCGGTAATGGGGGTGTTAATGAGTTTATTTGCCAGCATTTCGCCTTTGGTTATATCTTTCTTTTTACGCCAAAATTGCCATTTAGGATAGGTAACTACTTCAGTAAATTTTTTGCCTAATACAATTACTGCTATAGCCCAAGCTATATTCTCATACTCTTCAGCGTTGTGTATGATTGAGCCTAATATATTAGTCTCATTAATGGTGTCGGTGGGTATTTTGCTGATGTACTTTGAAGCCCTTACGAGGGTAAAAATAGAGGGCGGAGCGACTTGGTACGCTTCGCCCTCAATGGTTACCGTTGTAGGTTCTTCAAGTAGGGTTTGTGCTACTTTTTCCTCCATAGGTTACGCTACTTTTTCGATTGAGAAATATCCCTTACCTCCGTCAATAGGAGTGATTTCAATGTCTATATTGTAACCACTTTCTTCGTCATAAGTAAGTGTTCCAGTCATAGAACAGTAGAATATATCTACTTTTTCAGCTCCTGACACTTTAGGAATAATAGATACTGAGAATTTCTTTTTGGAAACAAAAGACTTCATAACGAGTTTGTCTCCCACTTCTTCAATATCCCAAATCTCAGAAAGTAGTGCCTTACTAAAGTTTTTCACAGTACATTTGAACTTGTAAGTAGGCTCTCCTTTCATTTGGTCAATGACTTTTCCACCAATAGCGGTGTATTTGTACTCCTTGCCATCTTCTTTTTCTATACTGTAACTGCCTTCTTTTACAATTCCTAATGTCTTAAGGACAGTGCCCATAGCGCCTCCTGCTCCTGTCGCACCAAACTTAAATTCTATTTCGCCCCAAGCGGTGGCGTTATTGTCTACGTATGCCATAATCTTTAATTATTAAATGTGTTATATCTAAATTTTACTTTTGCGTTGATGAAAAACTGCTTAATATCTGTGTCCTCAAAAGTTTGTATCATCTGATGAAGTTGCAACTTGTAATTGTGTAAGGCTGTTTTAGACTCCTCAATGATAGGCATTAAAGCACGCTCGATAGCTTCACAACGTACAAAATTCTTCCTGTACTGATTATCGTTATTTTTAATCATAGGAACAAAAATATTGATGTTAAACATACCTGATTGATACTCGCCATCTAAACCTGTTAGGAATGATATTACACAATCCTCTTTTTGTGAGTTCAACGGACGCACCCCCAATCTGTATGTCTGACCATTTATAAGTGGGTTTATCTTGTCCTTGAAATACTTGTAAACATCGCTTTCTATTTGTGAGGCTGTTTTTTTCATTTTCTATTTGTGATGTTGTTTTTTCCATTACGATAATGCTTTTAGGAGTTTTGGAACTTCTTTTTCGGCTAATAATTCAGCTGATGAAAGTACGTTGTAATTGCGTGCTTCTACATAAGCAGCGTACTTCATTCCTGCTACTACTACAAGTACAAAACCTTTTGGGTATTGAGATATTACTTTATTGATAAACGTTTCACCCTCTTTTTGCCCATTACCACCTGACTTTGTGAGTTTAAAACCTCCTTTTTCAATGGGTTTTCCGTCTTGTAGTACTACATAGCCTATTGAAGAGCGAAGATTACCTGTTTGGTCTTGATAGCTTCCGTGCTCACGAGCTTCATTGATACACTTTTCACCTACAATACGAAGGATACGTATTATTTTCTCTTGGTATAGGGCTATTTTCTGCTGTAGCATACGCTCTATATCGTTAGGGGTGAATTGTGGTGTTATCATACGAATATACGGCAATGAAAAAGGTCTTTTGAAAAACGTATCACTTGCTTTTCAAGGCGAATATTCCCCTCTGTATCTACTACTTGCAAGGTAGTACCCGCTTCTATTTTTGGTGTATCTTTAGGAGCATAAACAGTAGCGGTACATTCAAATATTTGTCCGTCTACTTTGCTTATCTTTTGCCCTGCTCCTGCTATCTCATCACGACATACGCCTATATCTTGCCACTCGATAGGGGCGCTTGGATATGTAGGTATACCATTTTCATCAATAGTAGGGTTTTGTGATACTTTCACCTTCAATAAGTATGGGTATATTTTCATTTCCTTGCAGTATTTTAGAATAAGTTGGTAATATCTCTAACGGTGGCTTTGACTTCTAACAAATTATCTCTACCGAGCTGCTTACAAAGGAGATTGTAAAAAGCGGTAATAGCTGATTTGTCGTAAGAGAAAGATAAACCACCTTCAGAAAAGGACACTGGGCGCAATAAGAGTTCAGGAATGAGGTTGTAGAAAAATAGCTTTGTCTTTCGTTCGTTCTCCTCGTTGAACTCATCAGAAAGCCCCAATCCTACTCGCTGCATTTCGGCAATGAGTAGGGTTGTGGGGTATTCCACGTTCCATAGTTTCAGTTTCTCATCTATGTACGCTTGTGCGGTCATCTTAGTACTTCGTTTTGATGATGAGTTTGCGCTTAGAGTCGTTCAATACTGGAGTAGCGAACGCTGTAGCTTTGGTAGATACTGATATAGGGTCTTGATGCCCAAAAGTATTTACCAAAATGAAGTTATCCTTAATAGATTTGCTCATCACATCGGCAAAGTCCATTGTGAACTCTGGAGTAGTGGTGTATTGAGTGCTACCCAACAATGCTGAAGTAGAGAATAATATGTTACCCTCTTCCCAACCATTAGCCACTGTTACTTCTCCGTCTTTGCCCTCAAAGCTGATAAAAGACTCCCATACTTTGATAATAGGCAGTCCACGTTCAGCAAGTTCAGCGTTAAGCTGTTCCAAACGTACATCAGGCAAAATGGTAGTGGCGTTGATAGGAACGCCTAACACAAAAGCACGTGTGTTTTTGTTCTTCAATACCTGATTGAGAGTTGCACGGCTCATAGTGATAGTAGCATAACTATATCCTTTACCCTTAGCTTCCTCTTGGTATTTTTCAATTTCCTCCATAGGGTTAGCATCAGCATCTGCCCATTTCTTGAGTGCGTTTTGTGTTTTTACTTTGAAGTCTACCGATACATTCACCACTCCACCATTATTGGTAGCGGTAGTTTTGTATTTACCAGTAGATACAAGTTGTTTAGCCATCCACTCCATACGAGCATTAATACCGTCAATACAAAAACGAGGGTCTTCGTATATCTTATCAATAAGCTGGTTTTTGATACCCGCATTAGTAGGGTTCGCATTTACCGCATAACGGAGTTGCTGAATGGTTAGGAGGTCTTTTTCGTTCAAATCGCGGGCGATTTCTACTTTTGGTATTTCGCCTTTGATGTTTTCCACGAACTCGCGCCCTTTGCGTGGTGCTTTTGAGCCAATAGCCACGATGTCTGCCATTATTTTAGCGCCGTCAGCCCCTTCAATATTAGAATAAGTAAGAAGAGGATTGTACAACAAAGGGAAATGCTCGCGGTAGCGCAAATCTCCCAATGGGTACGCTTGAATAATAGCATTCATATTAGCCTGAGAGAACTCGGTAATAATGTTGTTTGCGTTGATATTCATCTGCTTTTAATTTTTAAGTTATTAAATGAATGAGATACGAGGCAAAGCGGTGCGTAGGAATGCCACGCCTGCTTTTTCTTTGTCAGGTAGCGCGTCTTTGCGTGCTGTTCCTGCCATTACGACTGCTACAAGTGGCATATCATCAATGACTACATCGTGAGCGGTTAGCCCCAATGCTCCTGCGGTATTAGCCTGTGAAAGAGTTTCATTCACCACCTTGAACATGCCATTAGTGTCAGGCATTACGAGCGTTCCTGCTGGAATAATTCCATCGATAAAACGTGCCTTAGCAGTGGTAGGTTCTATATGCACCCCACTAGGGTAGGTAACATCCAACTGGTCAAATACGACTATTTGGCGACCTGCTTTTTCTGAAATTTGGACTTGTTTCATAAGTGTTTACTGTTTTTTGAAATTATCGTTAATATACGCTTGTACATCGGCAGAAACACCATTGTTGTCTTTTCCTCCGCCTAATACCGAACCTGATAGATATGAAAGTCCTGCATTTGCTTGAGTTTGCAAAAACGCTTGCTCATCAGCTTTGAGTTCGTTTACAAAGGCGTTCATTTCTTCATCGTCTTTGAAAGTACGCTCTAAGTGTCGCTTGTAGAAAGTCTCCGATACCCCCTGCGTTTTGAGTTGGTTTAGGAAACGCTCCTTAGCGTTTTGTTGTTGCTTTTCTGCTTGGAACGCTGCAATGGTTTCATTTTGTTTTTCAACAGCTTCCAAAAGACCCTTTGCCCACGCTGGCACTTCATCAGGTTTAGGTTCTGGAGTAGGTGGGTTTTGAGGCTTTGAATTAGATTTAGCCCTTTCTTCTTCAAGTTCTTTCTCTAATTTTTTGCGAGCCTCTTCTGCCTTTGTAAGGCTGGTGCGCCCTTTGTCTGCTACTGATTGCAAGAGCTTAACCTCATCTTCAACTCCTTTGACGGCGTTTTCGATTTCACTTTCTTCTTTAACCGCATTCACTAAGCGATTAGCGATTGCTTTTAAAACTGATTCTTCCAACCCCAAGTGCGCATACTTGGTTTTGAGTGATTGTAATAATTTGTCTACCATAGATGTACAATATTTTGTTTTTGCAAAAGTAGGGGGTAAAATGCTAAGTAATGTAAGGGGAGTTTGACAATTTTTTGACATTTTGAAGGAGGACGTAAAAGGGGGGTGATAATGTGGTAATTTTGCGGTGTAAACCTTTAATTTTATAGTAAATGGAAAAGATTTTTATTAAAAACCTTAGAGGGAACGACAAATTGCTGCATTCGATGTGTGGTAATATTATTTTTGTTGTGTCGTTTCTGATTGCTTGGCTGTGTTATTCACTATGGTCAGCCTTTGTAATTGCCGTTGGTGTGGTGCTTCTTGTAGGACTTGGTAAAGAGTTGTACGATAAGTACGTAAAAAACACCTTTATTGATTGGTGGGATATTGTGGCGAGCCTTACGCCTTATTTCATTGTTAAATATATTAATAAATAAACTCAATTTATATGGAAAAAATCTTTGTAATTCTATGGATACTACTCGGTATCTACATTCTTGTACTCCTTATGATATTCGCCGACCTTTGGAGTGGTGTGCGCAAAGCAAAGCGTATTGGTGAAGCACGAACCTCCTATGGCTATAGGCGTACCATTAGCAAGATGGCGCAATATTATAACATACTTATAGCTTGTACTATTGTGGATAGTATGTATGGAATGCTTTCTTGGTTCTTAGAAACCTATTACCAAACTTCATTGTGGCTATTTCCTTTTATAACATTCTTTATGGCAATAGTACTATGTCTAATTGAAATTAAATCTATACGCGAAAAAGCCGAAGACAAAGTACGCTTAGACCGCGCAGAACAAGCTGTTCAGCAAGTTTTTATCAATCGTGAGAACTTAGAGGAAGTTGCTAAAACCATCTCTAATTATATGAATGAAAAGGCTGAACAGTCTGAAAAATCTCAAACCTCTAACAACGAACAACAATGACCCCGAAGGAATTTATAAAACAGTACAAACCCTTTGCACTTGAAACAGAGCGCAAAACGGGCATTTCGCACCTCTTCATTTTGGCACAAGCGGCGTTGGAGAGTGGGTGGGGAGAACGTACTTTTGGCAATATGCTTTTTGGAATAAAAGCAAGACCTGAAACGCCTGCCGATAAAAAGCAATTGTTGCGTACTACTGAAGTATTATCGAGTGCAAATGCTGTATTTCCTAAGATATTCAGCATTAAGAAGCGAGCTGATGGCAAATACATTTATTCCGTGTTAGACTGGTTTAGGAAGTATGAAACTCAAGAGGAATGTTTTACTGACCACGCTCAATTTTTCTTTATCAACAAGCGATATGCAAAGGCGTTGTTAGTAAGAAGCGACCCGTATAAGTTTGCTGAAGAAGTGGCAAAAGCGGGGTATGCTACCGCGCCTAACTATGCTGATAGTTTAAAGAAGTTAATCAAAACAATAGAAAGTTATGAATAGGATAATTATTGCATTATTGACTTTTCTTGCACTCATAGGGTGTAGAACTCGCAAAACAACAATTGAGGAGCAAAAGCGGGTGCAAAAGGAACGTTTTATAAAGTACAAGGATAGTACGGCTGTTTTGCAGCACAATG